TTCTTCAACATTTAAGAATAGTATAACATATTTTGCTAACAAACACAAGTCATTTTATCATCAGATATAAAAAACGACAGTAACATTTCTATTACTGTCGCCGAGGGGGTAAACTTTTTACTTAAACGTTACGTTTCATACAAGTTGATTCAGTCAGAACTTTCCAACGATTCTTATCCATGTTACGAAGGTCAGCAATCTTTTGAGCCATTCTTAAAGAAACTTCACGCAATTTATCTTGCTTTTCAATCATAAACTCAATAATTTCTTCTTCTTGAATCTTAGTAAGACCTTTAGTATCAAACAATCCACCATCTCGGGCAATTTGTTTGATTCGCATAATCTTATCACGAGTCGTATCAAGAGTCAAATCAAGATAATGACAACGAGACATAATCGCATCTAAGTGGTCTTTGATTTTCGTACTACGCATATTATCAAACTTCAAGTTTGTAATAAAGATAACAGAACCATTAAACTCAAATTGCGATGGTACACCTTCTCTACGTAACAAATGAGAATCTGTGTTCCATGAAATTCTACGATTCTTACATGAATCAAGTGCCGCTTTTAAGATATTAAGGGCATCTTCATTAAACAAGATACTATCACAATCGTCAAGAACAAGAATATTTTTAGAATCTTTATACTCATAAAGTTTAGAATATAATCCAAGTGCTGACATGGCGCCTTTAATAAATGTATGTCGTAGTGGACGAGAAGCCATAACATCAAACAAACTATCTTTTTCAAGTACTTGTTCAACACCGTATGTTTTACCAACTCCTGGGGGTCCTGTAACAACCATACCTCTTACAATACCATCAAGAGTAGCACCAGTCATTTCTTCCAGAATTTGAAATCGTTCAGCAATTCGTTCAATCGCTTGTTCCTCGGTTTCAACTTCTTTTTTGCCTGCTGAACCCTCAACTTCGGTTACTTGGTCTTGAGTTTGAATTCTAATTCGACAAGCATCACGACCTGCAAATACCTTTTCGTCAGAATCAGTAACCTTAACTTTTACAAAATACGAACCATCTTTTGATTTTGTAATACCTTTGATTAAAGGAAATACACCACTTATATCTGTATTGTTGTATAACCCATTTTCAATTTTTACAATATTCATATTTAACCCTCTCATTTGTTTAATATAACTATATTATAGCACAGATTTAAAATCTGTCAAGTTTTTACTACGCAACTTCCTTAAAACCAACACCGGCAACAACTGATTTCTTACCAGCCTCATCAACAACGATGTCGCTGACACTCACAGAATACATACTAGATAATCTCTCGATTTGTTCTTCTGGACCCATGTTGCCTACTCTAAACACGCCTTCAAGTCCTTCAGCAGTAATGTTTGAAACATGAGTATAATAACCTAGGTCAAATGCCTCTTTGGCAATAGCACCTGTGTCTTTTCTACTAAGACTCATATCTAGTTTTAATGTTTGCTTATGAACCGAATCATGTCCTTCTGCATTAATTTTGTCTACTTCCGCATCTGTAAGATGTATTTGATAAAGTTTAAATTTCATTATTTTGCTCCTTTGAATTCATAAGGTTTATCCCATTTACCGACACTTACGTTAGTGTAAAAAGCAGTATCGAAATAATCAATCATTGCATCTGATTTATCATACCAAGCACGACCACCATCTATAGTTCCTGGGGCAGTCTTCATAATATTAACAATATCTTGAAATAACGCACCGTGTTTGCCGTAATTTTCAGGATAATACTCGTTGATTGATTCGTGACCGTCAAATATATGTTTAGGAGCATCTTTATGCCACGCATCCTCACGGTCTAAACTGCCATCATAAAAGTTTATCTCACCAGAAACGATAGAAACATTTAAACTTGAATAATGTTCTCTACGAACTGAGAACTTTAGTTTATTTTTGAATCGTTCTTTAAGTGCAACTCGAACCGCTTTTACTTCTTCTGTTGATATATAAGCCATATTTAACCCTCTCTTTTAATTAAAATTAGTCTAACCGTGAACCAGCAAATGCTTTAAAGCCGTAACTTGCAAATACATCAGCCGCCGCTTTGGCACCAGCACTTTTTACATCTACGTTTTGAACATTTATACTACCTGGATTCCAAATATTATATGCACCGCTGTAATCTTTCTCAAGGCCTGCTTGTTTCATTGCACGACCTAGTTTAGTATTACCTTTAATATCATAAATATTAACCCAAGCAAAACCACAAGGATAATTATCTTCACCTTTAAGGTTTACATCTAAATATTCCCTAGATGCCTTATTTGCGGCTGTTTTTGCTTCGTTAATGATATTTTTTATAGTATCTACTTGCATTTTTAATCCCTTTTCTATTTAATATACTACTATTATAGCATTAATCTAGGATCTGTCAAGTTTTTTGTACGGCTAGAACCCTTATGCCATAAGGGATTTAACTTTTTTTTGAATTTTTTAAGGGGATTTTGGGGATTTAAACGGAAATTTGTTCTTTTGACTTGGGTTCAGTGTTTAATATGTCCCATTTTTCACTAAATCTTTCTAATGTAGAGTCTAATATTGTGCGTCCTTGGTCAGTATCTACATACTTATATGTTACAGATATAACAAAGGGATTATCTGGTGGTTGGTAAGTATCAGTAATTTTTGCCAGCCTATGAGTATGCTTATGTTGAATTACTGTTCCTACTTTTAATTGTGTTATTTGTTCCAATTGGTTTTCCATAATGGTCGAGGAGGGGTTTTTGATTCTAATTTTGAATTCTTCTTTAGAACCTTCTTTTTTGCCTTCAGTTTTTTCTTCTCTTTAGTTTTTACTGTCGAAGAACTCATAACTTACTCGTTATTCTCAATTGTTTGTGTTAACTCATCTTGAACTTTTGTTATCTCACTTCTCATTATCGCTATTCTCGTGCGTTCTAATTCTATATCAAGTAAAGTGGATGCTATATCAGAATGTAACTGCTTATATCCAGAAGATTTTCCTATAAAATAAGAAATAAACATACAAACCCCACACGCAAACCATACCATGTAAAATGCATTATCAGTTAACTCTGTCATCTATTACTCCTTTGTTATAAAACTTCTAAATCCATTTTAGCATAAAGATATAAAAATGTCAAATTATATACATATTTATCTTATTTGACATCTGTATCAATAGTATCTAAAAATTTACATATACGAGAATCAAGATAATCATGGTAATCTCTATTGAGCATTTTATCCATTAATACTGTATAATTTTTCATTCGGCGTTGATTATATAATTTTGTTTCTTTGTCAACTGGATTATTCTTTACATATCCTTCAAATTGTGAAATGACTAGTTTCATATGGAGGTCTTGTGCTGATGGTAAGGATTTATAATAATCTATTGCTTCACTTATTAATTCATCAGGCAACCATTTAATATGTAAAGGATTATCCATATTATGCATAAAAAAGTTTACATTACCCTCAACTTCAAAATGTTCATATTCCATATCTTCAATAATTGTAGATAAGTTTTGATAATCAAACATATTATACGACATTGCTACTGCACTAATCTCAGCCCAGCCTCTAATCTTTCCTGATACGAAATATTCATCCAATGTTTTCAATCGTTTCAATAATAAATCATAACGATACGGTGCCCTAATATAGTCATATGTACCTTTAGTACCATCAATGCTTATCAAAAATCGTATATGTCTAAAATGTGTTAACAACTCCATAACCTCAGTGATAAATTTAGTACCGTTTGTGGTAATTTCTAATGATATATGGTTTGCGTGCCCAGTATCGATTATATATTTCAACAATTCGATAAAACGTACATTTATAAAAGGTTCTCCCCCCGTACATTGTATTTCTTGTAATTGTGGAACTAATGATTTAATTTCTTCAAATAATGATTCAGGAAATTCTTCCGGTACCCATTGTTGACGATGTGAATCGTCAATATATAAATCTAAATCTTTTTCTTCGTTTACATTTACATTTTGCAAAGCAAGATAATTATGTATTTTCTTATCTAATGGAACCCACATATCACTGCTACCACTACTACACATTAAACAATGCAAATTACATTTATTATCAAACTTTAAATCTAATGAACGTAACAGTGGCTTTTTAATCATTTCATCGACTTCATAATCGAACCCTCCATCATGAACTCCTGAACCACGTGAATCTAAATAAAATTCATTCGTGCCTTCACGTTTGCTTTTTATTGAATTACTTTCATCTAGCCAACATCTCTGACAGGCAGTTGGTTTTTTGCCGTCCATCATTTGCTGACGGATATCTTTCATAAATTCACTGTTGAATGCTTGATTTGCCGACATGGCATATGGTTTGAATTTTGTTTTCTCGTTGGGATTATACATTTCAAGGACAACTTCTTTATCATCTATACCAGTTGCTACTGCTTCATTTGCCGTACAACAAGGTCCGTATGTCCCGCCGTTATGTAGAACTAATGCGGTGAATGGATATGTACACCAAGTTTTCGAAGGATAATTTATCATTCTATTGGTCTCTCTGCAAGATTAGTATTAGAAATATCTAATGTAATCATCATTTCATAAATTTCATTACAATCGTATATAGAAATCGATAACGCACCTTTAATATAACCAGGATTAATAGGTAGTAAATCTGTATTAATATCGTGATAGAAAATAATATAATTTCTATAGTCAACTCCGATTACAGTTAATTCATTACAATGTTCAACATAATAATCAATAGCGCCTAAAATAAATATCGCCGCTTTCTTATTTAATAATTCATGCGGCAAAGTAAACTCTGACGGTGATTGAACTGGAAAATCATAATGGACATCTGAAGATGCTCCCAGTAAAAACGTCATAATGAAAACAATCAATGTTGCTTTCATAATTTTTATCATATAACGTAGCCTTTTTCTCTAATTCTACGTTTCCATGCTCCACCAATTTTCTGTTCAGAAAATTGCTCACGTAACCAATGTAATGTTGACTCTTTATCGTCAGATTCGATACCTGGATTTTTAGCCAATGACTCGATTATCTGTGCTACTTCTGTTTCTGTTAATGATAGTAAATTCATCTTATTCTCCTTTTAATTATACTCGAAAATCATGGTCTTCCTTATGAGGCGCACGTTCTATGTCCTCTTCCTCACACTTCATTCCTGTTTGAATCTCTACGATTCGCAAAGGCTTCGTTGATTTATTACTTAATTTATGCCACCATCCTACAGGTATCTCTACATCCTCGTGTATACCTAATGTTCTAGGTTGACCTTCTATTTCTATAGTTGCTACACCAGATGTAACTACCCAATACTCACGTCTAAATTGATGGCGTTGCAATGATATAGACTTACCTGGGTCTAATGTGAGTTCTTTTACTTTAGTCTTAAGGTTACCACCGATACCATCTTCGTGTAGTATCCTGTAATATCCCCAATCACGAATAGTTTTAGGTGCTTTCCATTCTTCTAATATCCAACTGCTTGAATTCTTTTTGTCTTTCCCACCAACACCGAATATAAATTCAACATCATCAAATATCATTTCTGGAATATTATCTGCTGTTCTGTCTCCGCCGTTGACAAAAATTAGTTTATCTTTTGGATAATGTGCCTTGGCCTGTTTTATAAAATTTATAGCAGAGCCATCTTCATCTACGAACGTAAATACTTCATCAACCATCTGTAGATTATTTAAAATCTTAAGACGTTCGTTCCAAGGCATAAATGCTTTGCCTTTTTTACGTTCTAACCATTCATCAGAGTTTAAACCTACAAGAAGTATATCGCCCAACTCTTTCGCAGATTTAAGAAATTCAATGTGTCCCGAATGAACTGGGTCAAATCCACCCGTGGCAAGTACTATTTTCATTTTTTATTTCTAACTGTTTCCTGAAATCTATCAGTTAAGAAATCTAAATTCTTCTTAAGCCACTCGTCTTGGGTATAATCTACTTCCTCTCTCCACATTAACTTCTCGTCTAAATGCTCCATCCAGGTATTTTGTACCCATGCTTGGAACTCTAATCCCATATCAGTCATATTTTTCTCCTTAGTTAAATGAATTTCTATAATTGGATGGTCATCGACAAACTTCATTATAGTTTCATACTGCACACATACTCCATTTAATATGTTAGCATTTCCGATATCCATCATAATCTTTTGTAATTTTAAAATACTTTTCTGGTCAACGTTTCTAGGCACTAAACAAAAATGTGCATCATTATGTGGAGTCAACGCAACAAACTCCTTGACTTCATAATCTATTGTACCAATTTTATCTAATTCTATCATAATGTTAATCCTCCAAATGTGTCTTCTGATACATCCTGTTTAACTCCTCCTGTAATATAAGAGGTTATTTCTGTTTCTTGTGGTGCTACTTGAACTTCTCCTCCTGCAATCCATTTTTGAGTCCAGGGTAGTGGATTCATCTGTGGAGTAGTATAAGGACATTTTAAATTAACAGCAACCATACGTTTACAACAAATCCACTCAATATAATCATCCAATAATTGAGCATTTAGTCCAATCATTGAGCCATCTTTAAATAAGTATTGGGCCCATTCTTTTTCTTGTTCAACTGCATCTACAAACATTTGAATACATTCTTCTTCTGTTTCTTTTGCGATTTTGATATAATCTTTGTCGTCTTTTGGAAGAAGTTTTAAAAGTGACTGTGTAAATGCTAAATGTAAATTTTCATCACGGGCAATTAACTTAATAAGTTTAGCATTGCCTTCCATCTTCTTGAGTTCAGCAAATGCCCAACTACACGCAAATGATACATAAAAACGTACACCTTCTAAAATATTTACACTCATAAGAGTCTTATAGAGTGCTTTTTTAATTTCATACAAATCAACTTCAACTTTTTTACCATTGATTGTGTGTTTGCCCACACCCAATAATTGATATTTTAGAGAAAGGTCAATAAGTTCATCATAATTTCTACTGATATCATCAGCACAATCTAAAATCTCTTTAATGTCCATCATTTCATCAAACACAATACTTGGATTAGCATACACATTACGAATGATATGTGTGTAACTGCGTGAGTGAATTGTTTCACTGAATGTCCAAGTTGTAGTCCACGCTTCTAGTTCTGGAATACTAATAAGTGGTCCAAATGTCTCACTAGGCGCACGGCCTTGTACACTATCAAGCAGAATTTGACGTTTTAAATTTGATGTGAAAATATGTCTTTCGTGTTCTGTGAGAAGTTTGAAATCATTAGCATCTTTGATAATATCAACTTCTTCGGGGCGCCAGAAGAAACCCAACTGCTTGTCTGTTAGTTTATCAAACTGTTTATATTTCAACGTATCATAACGTTGAATTGTTACACCACCTGATGGGTCTAAAAAAGCCTTTGCTGTTGTGTGGTCTTTCTTATTTTTTGCGTTAAACACGGTCATTTAATTTTTTCCTAAGTATCTTGGACCTTTAGTAGTAAATTCCATACCAAATGCGTTGCCTACATATACACTACCGTTCCATTTCATATGAATTTCATTAGTGGCAATAAATGCGTTTAGCGAATCTTCTAATCTGAAATCATCAATTTCAGCAGTAACAACTTTGCCGTTGTCTGTACAAGTAATATCTGCCTCATTGTCGTAAAAACTGTTATTCATTTTCTTCTATATTGTACAACTATCACAATCCTCATCATCTATTAAAGAGCCATATGGAATTTCTTCGTTCTTGTCCATTGTATTGAAGCCAACATCCATTTCACCTTGACCATCAAATGTATTAAAATAATACAACTGTTTTCCGCCATATTTGTAAAACATAATAAGATGTTGTAACATTACTGACATTGGTATCTTTTCATCTTCAAAGTAAACAGGATTATAACTTGTGTTCACTGAAATACCTTGGTCAATATATTTTTGTAATATCGCCGTAATCTTGAGATATCCTTCTGGAGATTCTTGGTCCCAAAGGAGTTCATACTTGTTCTTCAACTTATGAATACCAGGAACAACTTGTTTTAATACTCCATGCTTTGATTGTTTTACTGAAATATAACTTCTTGGTGGTTCAATACCATTTGTGGAATTTGAAATCTGTGCTGATGTTTCTGCTGGCATTAGAGCCATAAGTGTTGAATTTCTGATTCCGAATTCTTTAAGGTCTTCTCTAAGAGATGTCCAATCCATTCTTTCTTTATGAGCAACAAGTTCATCAACTTCTACTTTACGAGTATCAATTGGCACAACCCCATGTCCATATTTTGTTTCATCTGTTTTAGGACAAGGTCCTTTCTCTTGGGCTAATTTATTTGATGCTTTAATGAGATAATAACTCCAAGCCTCTGCCCATTCGTCAACTAATTCTAAGTTAGTATCAGTATAAGTCATATCATTTTTTGCTAACCAATACGCAAAATTAATAATGCCTACACCCAAAGGTCTCCTATTAATTGTTGATAACTCGGCTGCAATTAGTGGATAATCTTGGTAACTTAACAGAGCATCAAGTCCTCTCACTGCTAATTCACAAGGTTTCTGAAAGTCCTCGGGAGTTCTGATATTCCCCCAATTGATAGCACTTAGCGTACAGAGAGCAATTTCGCCCTCTTCATCAAATACATTAGTCAGTGGCTTAGTTGGAAGATTAATTTCACAACACAGATTACTTTGTTTAATAGGTGCAACTTCTGAATTAAAAGCACCGTGGTCATTAGCATGGTCAACATTCATCAAATAGATGCGACCCGTGTTCTTCCGTTCAGTCATAAATGATGAAAATAAGTCAATAGCAGATACTGTTTTCTTGCGAATAGATGTTTTGCGTTCTGCTTTTTCATATAATTCTTTAAACTTATCTTGGTCATTGAAGAATGCATCGTGTAATCCTGGAACATCATGTGGGGAGAACAATGTAATATTGTCACCTGACATTAGACGTTCATACATAAGTTTGTTAAATTGAACCCCATAGTCCATGTGTCTAACACGATTATCCTCTGTGCCTTTGTTGTTCTTTAATACAAGTAAATCTTCTACTTCATAATGCCAGATTGGATAGTATAATGTTGCCGCGCCACCACGAACACCACCTTGTGAACATGATTTAACTGCCGCTTGAAACATTTTATAGAAAGGAATAACACCAGTATGACTTGCATCGCCATTACGAATAGGTGAGTTTATTGCACGGATACTACCCGCACCAACCCCAATTCCTGCTTTCTGCGAGACATATTTAACAATTGAACTAGATGTCGCATTGATACTATCTAAACTATCATCTGTTTCAATCAATACACAACTACTGAATTGTCTCTGTGGAGTGCGAACTCCTGCCATAACAGGAGTCGGTAATGAGATATCAAAAGTGCTAATAGCATCATAATAATCTTTGACCCATTTTAATCTTTCTTCTTTTGGATATTCACTGAATAATGTTGCCGCAATTAGAACATATGCCATTTGTGGTGTTTCGTAAATGCGTTTTGTAACTCTGTTCTGAACTAAATATTTTCCACGAAACTGTTCCATTCCGATATAAGTAATGTCAAAATCTCTATCATGTTTGATAAAAGCATTAATCTTATCCCATTCATCTAGTGAATACTCTGTTAGTAATGATTTATCATAGAATCCAGATTCAACATTTTGGTTGATTAAATCAAGTACATGACACGGTTCAAAATTGGCATATACTTCTTTTCTGATATGATAATTGATTAGGTTTCCAGCAACCCATTGATAATTTGGGGTATCTTCTGATATTAATTCGGCTGCCGCTTTGATTAATGTTTCTTGAATTTCACTACTTGTTATTCCGTTGTAAAATTGAATATGAGATTTTAATTCAACTTCACTAGCAGACACATTATTGATACTATTACATGCCTGAAACACAACTTTATGCATTTTTTCTAAATCTAGATTTTCTTTATCTCCATTCCGTTTAACTATTTGAATGCTTGTCATTTTTTTCCTCTGCTCTAAAATGTATTAATCTCTGAATCTTCCATGCCTGCCACTCGTAATTTAATAATATTTGTCAGTTGAAAGTGTTTAATTTCGAAGCCTTTTGTTATTCCTAGATATTGGTTTCTTATAAGTGCTACTTGATTTATCAATTCACCAACTGCAACAATTTCATCTTCGCCGTCTGCGTACTTCTCAGCATCTCTGCTACTTAAAACTTTGTTATAATTCTCTAAATATTTTCTTAAGTATTGACTTCTCTTTCTGCGTAACTGAATATTTAAATGTTCTAATACTGCTTCTATCTCTTGTAATTGACCAAAACGTAATTCAACATATGCAGGAAGTCTAGTAGAATTCTTCTCAATGTTTCCATGTATCTTTACTTCTTTTCTTGCGTCCGTGAGTTCTTTTTCAAAAAATTGAATGAGATTGGGTATTTCACTCCAATCTGTTACTATTTTGCTATACCAATTCATTAGGACCAATCATCATAATCATCATCTTCTTCTTCATCGAAAAATCTATCCAATGCGACTTCTAAGACTTCATCACCGTCAATCAATTCTCCGATTTCTTCAGTACTCATTCCTAAATCATCACATTGTTTAATAAACATTTCACCTGCTTCTATTCTATCTTTAGCGGGAATATAACCTTTTAAGGTTTCCCATAATTCGTAAAGTGATTCTGATTCCAAAAAAGTCTCCTCTGATATTTCTTATTGTTTGTAAGCAATGTATTTATATATATTGCTATATTTTTTATACTTCAGACTCGTTTTGTTCTAACTCATGTTTTTCGTCATCCAGATTCTCTTCATTCCACTCATTCATAACAATATCAAGTTTTTCTGGTGTCCAATTCTTGCGAAATTCAATCATCTCTTCACCTAATTTTGTTATATATTTCAATCTATTACCTTGTTTTACTAGCAGTCCTTTTGCCTCAAAAAATTCAACTAAACCGCTATATGGTGACATTCCTGTTTCATATGGAATTTCAACTTGTACACTTTCAAATGGTTTTGAGTAACGAGTTTTCATTACTTTACACGCCGCTCTGATACCATGAACTTGACTAGTTTTATTTCCATCAGCATCTACTTTTAACTTAAGTTTCTTCATTGCTACTACAATAGAACTAGCATAGATAAATCCTTGACCACCTGAGATTTTATCATCTGGGTCAAACATATCTTGTGATGCGTATGTGTGATTTGTAGCAACTAATCCTACATTATAGTCACCAAACATGTTCACA